AGAGCTCGAACTCGCGGGAGTCGAAGATGATCCGGAGCGGGGCAGGCTTGCTGGTGCTCATCATCGTGGTCCTCTGTGTTGCTCGGCGCATCGTTCTGCGCACGTGAGGACCATTCGCGCTGGGGCACGCGTGAGCCAAGCGGGGGGAGCGATCCGAAGATTGCGATGATCGGGCGGCGTTGATCACATCATGATCGGCTCTGAGGCCGGGCTGGTCGCCTCGCAGCGCGAGGTGGCGCGCCGGCTCGGCATCTCGCACACGATGGTACAGAAGGCCGTGCGCTCGGGCCGCATCGCGCCCGAGCCGGACGGGCGCTGGGACGTCGCGAAGGTTCGCGCCCAGCTCGCCAGCACGGCCGATCCGGCGCGCAAGACCGCCGCGATGACGGCTCCGCCGCCACCGCCCCCGCCGCCGCGTCCGGCGGCCAAGCCACTGCCGATCGGGGCGCCCGCGCTCGACCCGCCGGCGAGCGGGTCGAGCTACCACACCGCGCGCACCGCCAACGAGATGCTGAAGGCGCAGGAGCGCAAGCTCCGCCTGGAGGAGCGCAAGGGCCAGCTGGTCGACAAGGCGCGCGCGCTGCTGCTGGTGCACCGGCTGGCGAAGGAGGAGCGTGACGCCATCCTGGGCTGGCCCGCACGGGTCGCCGCCGAGATGGCGGCCGAGCTCGGCGTCGATGCGCACCGGCTGCAAACGATGCTCGATGCGCGGCTGCGCACGCTGCTCGCCGAGCGCAACGACGTGCGGATCACGGTGGCATGACCGGCCTGGACCGCCACGGGTTCCCAGCGCGCGAGCGCGCTGGGGTCCCGATCCTCGCCGAGATCGGCCGGTTCGACGGCGACCTTGAGATCGTCCAGGCCTGGCGCGACGGCCTCGCCCCCGAGCCGGCGCTGCTGGTCTCGGAATGGGCCGACCGGCACCGCGTGCTCGGCTCGCGCGACTCCGCCGAGCCCGGCCCGTACCGGACGTCGCGCACGCCCTACCTGCGCGAGGTGATGGACGCGCTGTCGCCGTCGCACCCGGCGCGGCGGGTGGTGTTCATGAAGGGGGCGCAGGTGGGTGCGACCACCGTGGGGACGAACTGGATCGGCTACGTGGTGCACCACGCGCCGGGGCCGATGCTGGCGGTGCAGCCGACCACGGAGCTCGCCAAGCGCTTCTCCGACCAGCGCATCGATCCGTTGATCGAGGAGACGCCGGCGATCCGCGAGCGGGTCGCGCCGGCACGCTCACGCGACTCCGGCAACCGCCAGCTCTCGAAGGAGTTCCCCGGCGGCCAGCTGGTGATGACCGGTGCCAACAGCGCGGTGGGCCTGCGCTCGATGAGCGCGCGGTTCCTGTTCCTCGACGAGATCGATGCCTATCCCGGCGACGTCGAGGGCGAGGGAGACCCGATCGCGCTGGCCGAGGCGCGGGCACGCACCTTCGGCTGGCGCCGCAAGACCTTCCTGGTCTCGACGCCGACCATTGCCGGGCTGTCGCGGATCGAGCGCGAGTACCTGGCCTCCGACCAGCGCCGCTTTTTCGTTCCGTGCCCGCGCTGCAACGCGATGCAGTGGCTGCGCTTCGAGCGGCTGGTCTGGCAGAAGGGCGAGCCGGAGGGCGCCACGTATCTGTGCGAGGCGTGCGATCATCCGATCGGCGAGCAGCACAAGACCGCGATGCTGGCCGAGGGGGCCTGGCGCGCCACGGCCGCGTCCGCCGATCCCCACACGATCGGCTTCCATATCTCGGCGCTCTATTCGCCGGTCGGCTGGCTGGCCTGGAGCGAGATCGCGCGGTCGTGGGAAGCGGCGCAGGGCGACGACCGCGCGATCAAGACGTTCAGGAACACGGTGCTGGGCGAGACCTGGCAGGAGAGCGGCGAGGCGCCGGACTGGCAGCGCCTCTACGAGCGCCGCGAGGACTGGCCGATCGGCATCGTGCCGGCGGGCGGGCTGTTCCTCACTGCCGGGGCCGACGTGCAGCGGGATCGGATCGAGGTCTCGGTCTGGGCCTGGGGCCGTGGGTTGGAGAGCTGGTTCGTCGACCACGCGATCATCGACGGCGGGCCCGAGCATGCCGGCACCTGGGCGAGCCTGACTGCGCTGCTCGGCCGCACTTGGCCGCATGCGAACGGGGCGCGGCTCGGGCTGGCGAAGCTGGCGATCGACACCGGCTACGAGACGCCCGCGGTGTATGCCTGGGCGCGCCGCGCCGGGCATGCGCAGGTGGTGCCGGTGAAGGGCGTGGACGGGTTCAACCGCGCCGCGCCGATCGTCGGGCCGAGCTACGTGGACGTCACCGAGGGCGGGCGCAAGCTCCGTCGCGGGGCGCGGCTCTGGACCGTCGCGGTGGCGACGTTCAAGAGCGAGACGTACCGCTTTCTGCGGCTGAGCCGGCCGACGGATGAGGAGATCGCGGCCGGCACGGCGTATCCGGCCGGCTACATCCACCTGCCGCGCGGCATGGAAGCGGAGTGGGTGAAGCAGCTGGTGGCGGAGCAGCTGGTGAGCGTGCGCACCAAGCGCGGCTTCGCCCGGCTGGAATGGCAGAAGCTGTACAACCGTAACGAGGTCCTGGACTGCCGCGTCTATGCGCGCGCCGCGGCCTGGATTGCCGGCGCGGATCGCTGGACCGAGGCGACCTGGCGCGATCTCGCGAAGCAGGTCGGGCCCAGCGGCGATGACGTTCCTGTGCCAGCGACGTCGGAGCCCGCGAACGACAGTGACGTCGTGAGCCCCTCTGCCGGCATGCTCCGTCGTCGTGCGTCGCGCGGCCGGCGCGTGTTCACCCCGTCCTACCTGCGCTGAGGAGATGCCGTGACGGTCGAGCAGATGACGGCGCGGCGCGATGCGCTGCTGGATGCGCGCTGGCGCGGCGTGCGCGTCGTCGACATCGACGGCCGCCGCATCACCTACGCCACCGACGCGGAGATGGCCGCCGCGATCGCGGACCTGGAGCGCCGCATCGCCGACGTCTCCGCCGGCGCGCGGCGGCGGATCGTCCGCACCGCCGCGAGCAAGGGGCTGTAGACCGAGATGCTCGGCACGCTCTCCCGCTGGCGCCGGCGCGTCGGCGCGCTGCTCGGCGGGTTCGAAGCCGGCGAGGCGAGCCGCCGGCTGCGCCACTTCCAGCCATCGCGCGCGCATCTCAACACGCTGATCGTGGCCGCCGGCGCCGACATCACCGCGCGCGCCCGCTGGCTGGTGCGCAACAACGGCTATGCCTCCAACGCTATCGAGTCCTGGGCCGGCAACGTGGTGGGGAACGGCATCAAGCCGTCCTCGCTGATCGCCGACAGCGCGCTCAAGGCCACGGTGCAGCGGCTCTGGCTGGACTGGACCGACGAGAGCGACGCCGAGGGCTTCACCGACTTCTACGGCCAGCAGCGCCGCGCCGCGCGCGAGGTGTTCATCGCCGGCGAGGTGTTCCTGCGCTTCCGTCCGCGCCGGCCCGAGGACGGGCTCGCCGTGCCGTTGCAGATCCAGATGCTGCCTTCGGAGATGCTGCCGCTGAACCGCAACGAGCCGGTACCGAACGGCAACGTCATCCGCCAGGGGATCGAGTTCGATCGCATCGGCCGGCGCGTCGCGTATCACTTCCTGCGCCGTCATCCCGGTGACGTGACGGACCAGGGCGTCGCCGGCGAGACCGTGCGCGTGCCGGCCGCGGAGGTGATCCACGTGATCGACCCGGTGGATGCCGGCCAGCTGCGCGGCATCTCCCGCTTCGCCCCGGGGATCGTGAAGCTCTTCCTGCTCGACCAGTACGACGACGCCGAGCTCGACCGGAAGAAGGTCGCGGCGATGCACGCGCTGTTCATCACCACGCCGGCACCGGCCGAGCCGTTCGACGTCGCCGAGGGCGGCGGCGCGGACGGCGAGCGCAGCATGGATCTGCAGCCTGGCCAGGTGGTGATGCTGGAGCCCGGGGAGGAGATCCAGACCTCGGCGCCGGCCGACGTCGGCCAGACCTACGAGCCGTTCCAGTACCGCACCCTGCTTCAGGTCTCGGCGGCGCTGGGTGTGCCCTACGCCTATCTCTCCAACGACATGCTGAAGGCGAACTATTCGAACTCGCGGCTGGCGCTGTTGGAGTTCCGCCGCCGCATCGAGGCGTATCAGCACGCGGTGATGGTGTGGCAGATCTGCCGGCGCGTCTGGCAGCGCTGGCTGGACACGGCGGTGTTCTCGGGCGCGCTCGATCTGCCCGGCTACGAGGCGCGGCGCCGGGAGTACGTCGCCTGCGCCTGGCTGCCACCGCGCTGGGACTGGGTGGACCCTCTGAAGGACGCGCGTGCGGAGATCGAGCAGATCGAGGCGGGGCTGAAGAGCCGCACCCAGGCGCTTGCCGAGCGCGGCTACGACGCCGAGCAGGTGGACGCCGAGATCGCCGCCGATCGTGCGCGCGAGCAGAGGCTCGGGCTGACGTTCGGCGGCGCGGCGGCCGAGGAGCCTGTCCCGACCGACGACGATACCCCGGCGCCGCCGGCGCCCGATCAGGAGACGCCATGAGCATCGAGACCGCGCTCATCCGGCTCGCGAGCCGGCCGCTCGCGATCGCGCCGCGCGCACTCGAGACGCTGCTCGCGGCGGGCCGCGTCGCAATCGTGCCGCCGAGCAGCGGAACGACGCGCGGTCGCGGCTATGCTGTCACCGACGCCGGCATCGCCGTGGTGCCGGTGCTCGGCCCGCTGGTCGCGCGCGGCGACTGGCTGACCGAGCTGTTCGGCGCGTCCGTCTATGGCAAGATCGGTGACGCGGTCGAGGCTGCGCTGGCCGATCCGCAGGTCGGCGGCGTGGTGATGGAGATCGACTCCCCCGGCGGCGAGGTCGCCGGGATGTTCGATCTGGTCGATCGGCTCGGCGCGCTGCGCCAGAGCGCGGGCAAGCCGCTCTGGGCGGTCGCGAGCGAGAGCGCGACCTCGGCGGCCTACGCGATCGCCAGTGCGGCCGAGCGCATCTACGTCCCGCGCACCGGCGAGGTCGGCTCGATCGGCATCGTCGCCGCGCACGTCGATCAGAGCGGCTCGGACGCCAAGGCAGGGCTCGCCTGGACGTTCATCCACGCCGGCGCGCGCAAGCTCGACGGCAACCCGCACGAACCGCTGTCGGATCCCGCGCGCACGGCGATCCAGGCGGACGTCGACGCGCTGTACGGCGAGCTCGTCAGCCTGGTCGCGCGCAACCGCACCCTCACGCCCGAGGCGGTGCGCGGCACGGAAGCGGCGATCTATCGCGGGCGTGCTGGCGTCGCGCTCGGCCTCGCCGATCGGATCGGCACGGTCGAGACCGCGCTCGCCGAGCTGAAGGCGACCAGAGGTCACATGACCACTACGCTCGCCGCTCCGCCGAGCCAGCGCGGCGGCACCACCCAGACCCCTTCGAGGAGACTCACCATGACCCATCCGGTCGAACCCGACGTCGCCCCCGCGACGGAGACGCAGGACGAGCCGTCGCAGGAGACGCGCGAGGCCGCACCGCCCGAGCCTTCGCCGTCCCCGCAGGATGACACAGCCACGCGTACCGCCGCCGCGGAGATCGCCGAGGTGGCGGCGCAGGCGGCGCGGCTCGGCGTCACCGTCGATGCGGCGGACGCGATCCGCCGCGGCGTCGCCGCCCACGCGCTGCGCCGGTCCGTGCTCGACACGCTCGCCGCGCGCGCCGAGGCGAGCGCGGTGATCACCGCCGCACCCAAGCCGGGCAGCGCGGACGAAAGCCCGATCGTCCGGCGTGCCCGCGAGCGCGCCGCCGCAGCCCGCAGCTGATCAGGAGACCCAACCCATGCCCGTTCTGGTGATGGCGCCGACCCTCGGCGACCTGCTGAAGTACGAGCTCAACGGTAACTACAGCCGCGAGGTGGTGACGCTGAAGGGCGGCACCAACTATCCGCTTGGCGCCGTGCTCGGGAAGATCACGGCGAGCGGCATCTACCGCTTCTCGCCCGCCGCCACGGTGACCGGCGACGAGGGTGCCGAGACCGCGGTCGCGGTGCTGATCGAGGCGGTGGACGCCACTGCCGGGAACCGCAACGGTCTGGTGGTCGCGCGCGGCCCGGCGATCGTCTCCAAGGCCGCCCTGGTGTTCGACCCCTCGGTCGACCAGCCGGCCGAGATCGCCGCCAAGCACGCCCAGCTCAGCGCCGCCGGCGTCGTCCCGCGCGACACCGCCTGAGCACGCCCGCTCATCCACGCCACACGCGGCGCCCTCGAGGCGCCGCATTTCGTTTCCCGCACAGGAGGCCGACCGATGGTCGCCATCATCAATCCGTTCGACGCCGGCGGCTACTCGCTCGCCGAGATGACCCAGGCCATCAACATCCTGCCCAACGTCTACACAAGGCTCGGGCAGATGGGCCTGTTCCGCTTCGAGGGTGTGACCCAGCGCTCGGTGATCATCGAGCAGGCCGAGGGGGTGCTGAACCTGCTGCCCACCGTGCCGCTCGGCGGCCCCGCCACGGTCGCCAACCGCGACCTCCGCTCCATGCGCTCCTTCACCGTGCCCTGGATCCCACACGACGACGTCATCACCCCCCAGGACATCCAGGGCGTGCGCGGCTTCGGCGTGGCCGACGCGGCCGACCCGCTCGCCACCGTGATGGAGCGCAAGCTGACGCGGATGCGCGTGAAGCACGCGCAGACGCGCGAGTACATGGAGGTCAACGCGCTGCGCGGCATCGTCAAGGACGGCGCCGGGGTGACGCTCTACAACTACTTCACCGAGTTCGGCCTGACCCAGCTCGCGGTGGACTTCCTGCTCGGCACCGCGACGACCAGCGTGCAGGCCAAGGTGCGGACCCTGCTGCGCCTGGTCGAGGAGGAGCTGAAGGGCGAGACCATGACCGGCGTGCACGCGCTGGTCAGCCCCGAGTTCTTCGATCGTCTGATCGGCCATGCCAAGGTCGAGGAGGCGTACAAGTACTACGCGTCCACGGGCGCGCAGCCGCTGCGCGAGGATACGCGCCGGCGCTTCCCGTTCTCCGGCGTGGTGTTCGAGGAGTACAACGCCACGGTGACGCTCTCCACGGGCGGCACCGAGAAGCTCGTTCCGGCGGGCGAGGGCATCGCGTTCCCGCTCGGCACGCTCGACACCTTCGTCACCTACGGCGCGCCGGCGAACCTGATCGAGACGGTGAACACGGTCGGCCTGCCGATCTATGCGCGCCAGCTGCCGCGGCGCGACGGCTCGGGGATCGACGTCAAGACCGAGGCCTCGATCCTGCCGATCAACAAGCGGCCCCGCCTCGCGGTGCGGATCTTCTCCTCGAACTGAGGTGGGCGTGTTCGCCGCGGCGGTGCGCGATCTGCTCGCCGATCCGCACGTTGCAACGACGGCGGCGTGGCGACAGGGCGGCACTGCGCCGCCCGTCGCCGTGCGCGTGGTGCGGTCGTCGCCCGACCGGGTGGCGGGCGCGTTCGACGCCGCCGTGATCCAGGCCACCGACGTGCTCACCGCCGCGGTCGCCGACCTCCCCGACCTTGCCGCGGGCGACAGCGTCACCCTCGGATCTGACGTTCTGACCGTCACGCATGCCGCGCGCGACGCACTCGGCGTGGCGTGGCGTGTGTTCTGCCGGAGAGAGCCATGAGCCGACCTGATCCGCGCAAGAGCCGCGGCTATCGCAACCGCAACCCGGGCAACATCGAGCACAGCCCGGCGAACAAATGGCTCGGGTTGGCCGATCCGCCCTCGGACGGGCGGTTCTGCCGCTTCGTCTCGCACGAGCACGGCATCCGCGCGCTGGCGATCCTGCTCCAGGCCTACCAGGACCGGCATGGGCTGCGCACGGTGCGCGCGATCATCAACCGCTTCGCGCCGGGCCACGAGAACCCCACGGAGGCCTACGTCACCGCGGTGGCGCGGCGGATGGGCGTGGGGCGCGACGCGGCGATCGACGTGCACG